TGTACTCCATCCGCTGCAGCTCTTCGGTGCTGAGTCCGTAAACCGTGGCTTTTGTCGCGAGATCGTCGGACCACGATGCGGCTTCTTTCATCGTGTTGATCAGATCGCCTGCCAGTTCCTTTGCCTTCCTGGCTGCGCCTTCCATCGCGCCGGTGATCTTCCCCATCCCGTTGATCACCGCGTCATAGCTGACCTTTTTCCCGATGTTCTCGACGGCGTTGCTGGTCTCGTTCGCGGTGCTGCCGGTCTCCTGCATCGCGCTGTTGACCTCTTTCAGCTCCGCTTCCATCTGCTCCAGGGCGCTCTGGGCATTGTTCAGCTTGATCTGCCACTGCTGCATCTGCCGGTTGTTCGCCGCCACGCCCTGATCGCTCAACTGTTTCAGCGCGGCCTCCGCGGCCTTCACGCTGGTCTTCTGCTGTTCGATCTTTTTCCGCAGGATATCCGCCTGCGACGCGGCGTATTTTTCCGCGTCCCCGGTGTTCTGGAACTGGGCCTTCGCCAGTTTCTGCTGGCTGTTCAGCACCTTCACGGCGTTGGCCGCGTCGCTCATCGCCTTCCGGTACTGCTGTTCGCCCTCGATCGTGAATCTGGTTTTGATGTCAGCCATGGCGGCCTCCTATAAATCGTATGCCTGTTCATCCCTGCGCCGCACTCCGTGCTCCATGTCGTCATAGTTCCGGCGGTAGACGTACATGTCCAGGATCACGCCGGGTGCCATCATCTGCATTTCCTCAAACTGCAGCCCGGCGATCAGTCCCCACGCGGTCACTTGTCGCCAGGTGAGCTGGTTCTTTTTCTTTTTTTTTGAATCTGCTGCAGCACGACGTCGATCACTTTCCCGCGCTCTTCGTCCACCTCGGTCTCCATCATCATGCCGTCGGCCATCGTCTCGTTGATGGCCAGCTGGATCTCCATGATTTTCCGCTGCGCTGTCGGAATGTGGATCTCGAACCATTCCTGGTCGACGTCCAGTTTTTTCTCCTGCAGCGCCGCCCCGTTCTCCGCGAGGATATACAGGATTGCCACCATATCCTCCGGATCGGAGATATGCTCGTCGAGCTTGTTAAAATCAAAGCCCTCGATGTTTTTCCGCATCGCGAGCATTCCTTTCAGCGTAAAGGCCAGTTCAAACTCCCGGCCGCCGATTTTGATCGTTCGTGTTTTGACGGTTTCAATCATGCTTTCTTTCCTTTCCGTTCTGCGCGAGATTTGCGGATCGCGGTCCGCCCCATTTCAAAAAATCACCCGGACAGGACATTCCCCGTCCGGGTGTGGTTCGTCAGGTGATCCCGGCCAGTCCGTTCACCCAGGCCTTCGCCGCGTCAAAGGTGTCGAAGTTCCGTTTGTCACGGAAGGTCAGTTCGCCGCTGCTGTCGATGTACAGTCCCTTCGCGGTTCCGTTCATCGTCGGCGTCTGCCATTCGACGTTCTCGCCCTTGGTCCGGGCGCTTTCGCTGTTCAGCGAGTATTTGACGCTGTAGATCCAGATGCCCTGATAGGAGATCACGTTGTTCATCTGGCGCACCCGGATGTATCCGGTGCCCACGTCGTCCGCCGGCGCGGAGGTCTCCCGGTAGGTGTACACCGTAGCGGTGCCGGTGCCGCTGGTCAGTTCCTTGCAGAGTCCGACATAGGCCTGCACCTCTTCCGACACGTCGTCCAGGCCGAAGTCGATCGTCATGCCGGTGATCCCGTTGTCCTCTTCCGCGATCGCGTCGTCCGCGTACAGCGGATTGTTCGCGCGGGTGATGTTCAGGTCGGCGTTGATTGCCTTGCCCAGCACTTTCCCGGCGGAATAGGTCGGGGCCGATCCGTCGGTGTGCGTCGCAAGCTTCGCCACCGCCACATATCTCAACCCAATAAAAGCCATGTGTATTTCCTCCTTGTGTAGTCTTATTTTCCCGCCGAAGCGAGAAAACGGTTCCAGATCTCCTCGCACGCGGCTTCCACGGCCGGCTTTGCCTTCTGCTCGGCCTCGTCCACCCAGTAGTCGCCCGGCGCGTTCGCCCGCCCGTAGTGCAGGATGAAGGCTTTTTCCGCGTTCCGTACGCCCCTGGCGTCCCTGCCTCTCGGATAGATATCCTGATAGACGACGTTTGCCAGGTGCACCGGTTCCCCGTCGAACCCGATGGAGTTGATCATCGCTCCCGTTTCCCGGTGTCCGCGGGCCTCCGCGGTTTTCTTCCATTCATCCTGGATAATGGCTGCCGCTGTCCGCACCATTTCGTCCGCGATCGGCCCCTCGTCTTGTCCGAGCCGGCGCATCTGTTCGACCAGGGCGTCCAGTCCGTCCGTATCCAGCCTGGCCATCCGTTATCCCTCGCATTCGAAAATATGATGGATGTATCCGGATTCGTGGTCGTATCCGGTCACCCAGGACACCGTGATTCCGTCGTTCCCGTCCAGGGTGGAAAACAGCAGCGCCGCAGTGCTGTCGCCTTCCGTTTTCGTGAACCGGTGCACGTAGAAGTGCCAGGCTTCGCTGTGCCGGTCGTCGGCGGTAAACGGCAGCCGCCGCGTTTCCTCCCAGTAGGAGTAGGCGTCCGCGGTGCTCATCGTGAAATAGTGCCGGATGTCCGGATCCGCCGTCACCAGCAGGGTCTTGATGGCGTCCAGGGTCACGGGTTCACCACCTCCAGCGTCAGGTCGGAGATCTGGGTCGGCCCGTCGTCGTCCGTGCCGTGGTATGCGCGCGCGATGCGGTATACGGGCATGCCGGCGGTCCGGTCCGTGAATTTCTCCAGGTGTTCCAGCACAACCACGTCATGCTGCCGGATCTGCCGGTTCTGCAGGATCCGGATCCGTCCGTCCGCTTTCAGTTCCTCCCGGCCGTCGGTCTGCCAGGCCGGCGCCGTTTCATAGTTCAGTTCGCCGTACCAGCTGGCCCAGATCGGCGTATAGGTCGGGGACGGCATGGATCCGTTGGTCGCGCCGTCGCTTTTGCGGAATACGGTGCAGATGCCGTTGTCAAGGATCATTGTTCCCGACCCCCGATCTGAGCCATTTCTCGCGCCGCTTCAGCCGCAGCCAGTCCGGCATGCCTCCCGCCTGGTCCCGGTTCTGATATTCCCATACGGTCATATCCACCACGAACATCAGGTCCTCGTCATTGTCTTCCAGCTGGATCCCGGTTTTTTCCAGGTTGCGAACGACGGCGGCGATCCTCGACTCCAGATATCTGTCCAGGGTTGTGTCACTGTGCAGCCGGTTCAGCCTGGCCTTCACAAGATCCAGCGCAAGCCCTTCATTCACCGCCATCTGCTTCACCTCTGAGTTGTTTTGTCCAGGTGCTCTCGTTGATCAGGGTCATGCCGACGTGGTCGGCCTGGATCCGCGGGTCGCACCAGATTTTGCCCCCTGCTGCCCGTACCTTCCGGCAGAAGGTCAGGTCCTCCCCGAAGCCTTCCGTCGGGAAGAAGGGCAGCGGCCCGGCGCTGCGGATCACGTCCGTCGTCATCATCACAGCGCCGAAGCCGCAGCCTTCGATCTCAAACGGCTCTTTCGGGATCTCCCGGAAAGCTTCCGCCTTCGGGATCGTCGTCCCCTTTCCGGCCGGTATCGGGCGGCAGAGTTCATAGATACATGGTTTGACGGGATTCTTCCGGGTGAAGTACAGGGCGGTCACGAAATCCATGCCCGCCTCCAGGTCGGCGCTCAGCCGCTCCATCAGGTCGGGCTGGAAATTCATGTCGCTGTCCAGCCACAGCACCCGGTCGAATCCCTCGTTGAGTGCTTTCATGGCGAGCAAATGCCGCGCGTCATAGACCAGGGAGCAGCTCGCGACCGCGACCTCGGTTCCTTCCGGCTTTCTCAGCGAGAGCATGGAGGCAAAAAAGTAAGTGTGTACCATGTCCATGCACGGCACCGCGATCATCGTCCGCATGCGTTATCCTCTCTTTCCGTTCGGTCATTCGCCCGCTCCGGATCAGCTCACCGTCACGGTGCAGGTGTCGCTCAGCCCGTTGCAGGTCGCGGTGATCACGGCGGTGCCGGTCGCCACGCCGGTCACCAGGCCGGTGGTGCTGACAGTCGCGTAGGAGCTGTTGCTGGTGGCCCAGGTCACGGTTCCGGTGCCGGGCTTCGTGATCGCCTTCAGCTGCTTCGTGCCGGTGCCGGTGATCGCCGCGGTACGGGTGTTCAGCCGGATCTCCTCGACGCTGTTGGCCTCGTCAGGCTCGAAGTCCTTGTTGGTGGTCGGGCTGGTGTTGGCGTAGTTCACGATCACGAACGCTTCGCCGGCCAGCGGGCGGCCGTCGTACCTGGCAGTGCCCTTGAACACGGTCTGGTCCTGCAGGAACCGGTATTCGCTGCTGCTCGCGAAGGCGATGCCCGCGCGTTCGGCCAGCAGGTAGTTGCCGCCGAATCCGCCGATGATCTCGTAGTCGGCCAGTTCGTCGTCTTCGAATTCGATCACGGTCCCGCCGACGATGGGCATCATGTCGGTGTTGCTCACCAGCGCCGCCGCGGAGTTGAACGCCAGCGCCTTGGCCAGGATATCCAGGTGGGTCTTCCGGTTCATCGCCCAGAACAGGCCGTCGCCGGAATATTTCGGCTTCGCGATGCCGAGTTCGGCCAGCAGCGCCTGGAAGAATTCCGCGCCGCTCGTGGTGTTCTTGTTGATGGTCCGGATGTTCGACGTATGCAGATCCGTGAAGGTGGGTTCGTTCGTTCCCCACCAGGCGGGCTGGCTGCTGGCGGCCAGGCGCGTGGCGATACCGATGGGCATCTTCGTGCCGGTGCCGAACAGGATCGCCTTGTCCAGGGCTTTGGCGATCGCGCCGCCGATCGCTGTCACGATCTCGCTGGCCAGCGCAATGTCGCTGTCTTCCAGCACGGCGTTGCACACGGCCACGTAGCCGGCCACCTTGTAGCCGTCCACTTCGGTCTGGGCGAAGGTCAGGTCAAGCTCGTTGATGTTGGCGCACATCTCGGTCCATACGGCCTCCGGGATCTGGCCCATGATGTTCATCCGTCCGGTGCCGCCGGGCCGGCGCACCATAACCAGCGGCAGCAGCTTGCTGACGCGCCCGGTCTCTTCGCGCACCAGGCCGAGCATCGTATCCGGGATCGTCAGGCCCACGCCGGTCAGCGCCCGTTTTTCGGTCATCGCGGCCCGCACTTCGGCCAGGAAGCTCTTCACGTCTTCGCGCGCCAGGAACGCGTCCCGCTCCTGCTGGTTCCACTGCATCATCCTGCGGATCATAAATTCATTTCCTCCTCTGTTTTCGGCGGACTGTTCGCCGCCCTGGTTGTCCCCCGCGCCTTCCTCAGGTGCCGGGTCGGTGTTCTGCTTCGCTTCTTCCTCTTCCAGCTCGGCTTCCAGCTGGGTGATTTCGCCCTCCAGCTGATCCGCCGCAGCCTGGGTGTCGTCGCGTTCCTGCTCAAACGCGGTGATCATTTCCTCCACGGCCGTGCGCTGTTCGTCGGTTTCGACCTCGTTGATGGACTGTTCCAGCTCGGCTTCCCGCGTGGCGAATCCCGCCAGCTTGGTCCGCTGCTCGTCCAGTTCCTTTTTCTTCAGGTCGATCCGCCTGCGCAGCAAAAGTACTTTCAGCATTCCGTTTCCTTTCCGCCGGCTCTTCCGCGTCTTCCGCTCCGGCTGTTTTGTTTTTGTCAGCTCCCGGAGATACCGCATCCCGTGCCGGTTTCATCTCCGTCGGTCCGGTTTCCGTGTTCCGGCCGCTGCTTTTCGGCAGCGTTTCCGGCCGTTCCGCTGCGCTTTCGCAGCGTCCTGGCCTTCCCGCTGCGTTTCCGCAGCACGCACGCCCGTTTCGTCCGGACGCACGCCCGTTTCGTCCGAGCGCACGCATATTTCGCCCGGATGCACGCTTATTTCGTCCGGACCCGCCGCTTCGCGGCTTCCTTCCAGTCATCGAGCCGCTGGCCCTTCATGGCCTCGCGTTCCGCTTCCCTGGCGCTGACGTTGGTTTCCTCGTAAGCCGGGAAAGTACAGACGCTGACCTCGAACAGCTCCACCTCGGTGATGGTCCAGTGTACGGATCCGTCGTCCCGGAAGTCGGTTTCCTCGCTGACGATGTTGAATCCGAAACTGCATTGGTCCACGTCGCCCCGCTTCACGCGCTCGTACAGGTTCATGGCATCCTGATCGTTCGGATTGATCTCGATGTCGCCGAACAGTCCGTGCTCGTCCGTATGAAGCTCCAGCGTGTGGGCCCTGGTGCGTCCCAGCACCTGGGTGGAATCGTGGTTGGTCAGTGCTCTGACGTCCCCGCTGAGAGTGTTATCAAAAGCGTGGCGGTCCACGCTTTCGCTCATTCCCGGTCCGATGTTATAGTTGCTGCCGAATACGGCGAAATATCCGGTGATATGCGGTTTCTCCGTAATCTCCCGCGCCTCGAAGGCGGTCGAAATGGCCCGCACCTGCCGGTCGTATTTGTTCCTCTGGTTCATGCCTGTCCCTCCTTGCCTTTCAGCAGCCTGCGCATGTCGTTGATGATGTTCTCCGTGATAAAGATCCCTTCGGAATCGCATGCTCCCTTCCCGTCGTCCCAGTACGGGCAGTCCGAACAGCACAGCTTCAGTTCCTCATCCTCCGAGTCCGGAAAACAGCACATGATGCCTTTCAGGATCTTCTCTTTCAGCTTTTCGTCCATCCGCTTATCCCTTTCCGGTTTTCTTTTTCCGGGTGCTTTTCGCGCCCGTCTCCGCGCCTTTCGCCCGGCTGCTCTTCTCGCCGGCTTCCGCGGGTTTGTCCTGGATATTCTCCGTCCCGTCTTCCGCCGGTTTGTCCTGGTCGTTTTCCGTCCCGTCTTCCGCGGGTTTTTCCTGGACATTCTCTGTTCCGTCTTCCGCCGGTTTGTCCTGGACATTCTCTGTTCCGTCTTCCGCCGGTTTGTCCTGGACATTCTCCGTCCCGGCTTCCGTGGGTTTGTCCTGGTCGTTTTCCGCCCCGTCTTCCGCGGGCGCGTTCCGGATCATTTCCGCCGCTTCCCCGGTCTTCTCTGCGGCCGCGAAAAGTGCAGATCCGTCTTCCGCGTCCCGTCCTGTGCACTGTTCCGCCTCATTGGTCAGGATGGACATTCCGTCCATCAGGCACCACCGCTGGTGCGCGCACAGCTGGCCGGTCACCCGGCAGATCAGCATCCGGTTATGGTCCCGCTGCGCCTTCGGGCATTTTGTTCTGATGCTCATTCTTCTCCCTCATCATCTGCATCCGCATCTTCACCGCCGTCCGGATAAACCGTTTCCGGTCATTCCTGTCCCGGAACGCGATCGGTGTTTTATCGGCGATCCGCTCTATCGCTCTCCTGTATCGTTTTTTGAACTGCCTGATGCTCATTCCCTGCGGCATGTGCGCCTCCGTGATTGCTTTTGTTGTTTTCGGCAACCGTTTCCCGGATTCTGCTCCGCGCCCTGGCGGGGATCCCCGCCGCATGCGCGCGGATCATCGCCGCTGCTGCGCTTTTTTTGTTGCCGCGGGCAACTTATTCTCCGCTTTTCACCAGCTTCTTCTGGCTGCCGCTCATGTCGGCCGGGATGTAGTTTTCCAGCACCTTGAACTCCCGCAGCCCGGCCGGAGCCATGTGCATCCGGTCGCGCCACTCGTCCCCGCATATATACCCGCGGTCCGCGCCGGCCAGCAGGATGTCCGACATGGATTTCAGGTCGAAATCCATCAGCGACCAGAAGTTCAGCTGCAGATACCATTTCGGACTCAGGATGAGCGCCCGCGTCATTTCCTGCTGGATGATCAGTGCGATGGCCCGCACCTTTGTCTGGATGAAGTTGTTCCATTCGTCCCGGTTAAAGTCTCCGACGCCCAGCAGCCATGCCGGCACGCCGATCACGCTGGCCACCGTGCGCTTGTCCAGCTCAACTGTATCCTTCAGCGCCAGGTCGTTCAGCGTCAGCGGCTTCACCTGCTCCACCTCAAACGCCTCGCTCGGAATCATCCACGGCGCGCCCGCGACGCTCGGCCGGATGTAGCTTTCCAGCAGTCTGGCCCGGCCCTCCGGGCTGGCGAATTCTTCCGTCAGCCCGTCCACCTTCACGATAATGCTGGGTTTCCATTCGCTGGCCATGAAGGCTTTTTCCGTCTTCCCGGCCTGCTTCAGGTTGTTCGCGACGTCCCGCAGCGCGACAGTTATCCCCCGGCCTTTCCACAGGTACAGCGGATCCGGATTGTATGCGAAATGCATCAGCTCGGCCGGATCATGCGCTTTCCCGTCGATCAGTACCCTGTAATCGCGGTAGCTGTTCGCGACCGGCTGCAGCTGCACCCGCTGGGCGCTGATTGGTTCCAGGTCCGTCAGGATCCCGCTCCTGGTGTGCGGAACGACGATGCTGTTGCCGTCTCCGTGCAGCAGCATGTTCATCACGATCGCCGTCATCCATTTCATGCGCGTCATGTTCTCGCATGGTTCGATATCAATCTTCCGGCTCAGCTCGTTGACGATCCGTTCGTCGCCCTTGTCGGTGTTCGCCATCAGGTGCACCGTCATGCTCCCGATCAGCTCCGCGATCCGCAGCACCGCGGTCATGATTTCCGGATTGTCCGACAGTCGGGTATATCCGGCGCAGTCGATGCTGTCCTGTCCCAGCCAGAACGCGATGCTGCCCGCGTCCAGTCCGAAGGCTCCGCGTTTCTCCGTGCCTACTTTCCGTGCGTCTGTTCCTGCGCCCGCGCCATGCGCGCCCGCAGCGCTCAGTCCGGTTTCCGTCCCGGCGCCCGCGCCGCCGTTCCACCAGCTCCGCAGCCGTCCGAACCTCTCGCCCATCCGCCTCACCTCATTTCCGTGTCCCTTTGCATTGCTTCCCATTCGCCCGTTGTTTCCTTCCCAAATTTCCAACAGTTGGAAATTTGCCGGTCACGCGTCCGCCTCTTCCGCGGCTCCGCCTTCCGTCCCGAACCAGGTGCCGGCCCTTCCGCTCTTCTCCATGCATTCCAGCATGCGCACCGTCGCGAACACATCCGCGTCGAAAACGTCGATCCGGTGATCCGGCTGCACCTTCTCATACTGGATCATGTCGTCCGTCTTCTCGATGGCTTTCACGTTCTGCACGCAGTACTCGTATGGCTCCGCGCCCATGTAATACAGGCAGTCGTTCTTCGCCTGCTTCTCGATGTGCCGGAACCCCTCGCTCTTTTTGTAGAAATACTGCGGCTGGTCCACGATCGTGAACCCGGCCTTCTTCATCCCGATGAAATATTCCCGGCAGAATTTCCGGTCATGTCCGACCTGCGCAATCCTGAACCCGCGCCGCTTCATCCCGATGAACCAGGCGACCACCCGGTCGTGATCGTTCGTCGGCGCGTTGCACATCTCCAGCCATCCGTCGTCTTTCCAGCCGAACAGCGGGATGTTGTCCTTGTCGGCCTTCTCCGTCGCCGCCGTGATCGGGAACCAGCAGTGCGGAATCACAATGTCGATGCCTTTATACTGGCCGTGCAGGCTGGCCGCCGTCAGGTCATGCAGCTTCGAAAGGTCCGCCCCGCCGTACCATTTCACCGGCAGCTTTGCCAGCCGCTTCAGCTTTTCCTCGACGCTGATCCCTTCCGGGATCCCCAGGCGCTCTTCAGCCCTGGCGTTGCTCCGCCGGAATTCGTCCAGGTTGAAATAAGACTTCATCGAAGCGACAAAGATGTTCATCTTCTTCGACAGAAAGTCTTTCCGCATCTGCGGGTCGTTCTGGGCCTGCAGCGCGTCGTTCATGATGTCGCCCGGCCGGATCGTGATTCCGTAGTTCGGGTTTGCCTTCTGCTGCTGGATCGGATCCGTGAAGTCCACGTCCCCGTTTTCATCCTTGTCCGCGCAGCAGATGAAGATGAAATACTGATCATCCTTCACCGTCCCGCGCAACACCTTCCGGCAGTAGTCGAGCCGCTGCGCGCAGAATCCCTGCGCGTCGTCGCCGGCGGTCGTGATCCCGACCACCAGTTTGTTGGTATAGGCAGCCGTCGCTCTCTGGAGGATCGTGTATTGCTTCGCGCTCTTGTAGGCATGCAGCTCGTCCGCGATGATAATGTTCGCGTTAAAGGAATCCTGCTTGTCCGGATTGCTCGGCAGCGCGTTCAGCGACACGGATCCGCCGCCCAGGTGTTCGTTGCTGACGGAGTGCTCGAAGCTGTTGTCGATTACTTTCCATCCGGCCTTTTTCTTCTTCTCATCGGTCGGATACAGCAGGTCGATGTTATAGCTCCAGCTGTCGAACGTTTCCAGCGACTGTTTCAGGCTCGCGCCCACGACGTACACTTTCGCGCCTGAGTCTTTCCGCAGCAGGCTCAGTCCCCAGGCCAGCGCGGCCATGAACAGCGTTTTGCCGTTTTTCCGCGGAATGAAGATAAAAGCTTCGTTCACCAGGGAGATCTCGGTGCCCTTGTGATAGAACACCAGCATCCCGTAAACGCAGAGCTTCTGCCACGGTTCCAGCAGCAGCTTCTTTCCCCGCATCGGTGTGCCGTTCAGTGCTTCGCCCTGGCGGTGATGGAATGTCGCCTCGATGATCCCGATCACGAAATCCGCGTCCCGCGGCCTCACGTCCAGATCGTCTCTGTCGCAGAAGTCCAGGAACCGCTGGCAGCCGAGGATCCGGTCTTCCCCGGCGATCACTTTACCGCTCACTACGTCCCTGGCATATTGCAGCACCTCATCCGCATATTTGCCGTGGATCCGCTTACCGCTCACCCGACATCATCCGCTCTGATCCGCTTTCTCATTCTTTCCTCCGTCGTCCTGCTGGGCCTTGTATCTGTCCAGGTATTCCACACGCTGCATCTGCCTGTTTGTCCACCAGTCCTGGAAGCACACATAATGGACGATGCCCGGATTGTCTGTCATGCCCGTGCAGATGCCCTCATTCCACCGAACGTTCAGCTGCGTGAACTTGTCTTCCGCGAGTCCGTATTTGTTCCACGCGTCCTGGTCGGCAAACGGCTGCGGCACCTTATTCAGGTATTCCTGCATCCGGCCCTCGATGTTGTCCGCGCGCATCTGGCCGAGATTGATCACAGCTACGCCCATGTTGTAGTACATATTCCCGAACGGATGATAGGCACCGGCGTATTCCGGAACAGCTCCGACCCATTTGTCAGTCAGGTCAGTTTCCCAGATCTCTGTCAGGTCGTCGCAGATGATGGTGTCGATGTCCAGATGAATAACCCGCTGCACCGGCAGCAGGCTCGGATATCGCACCTTCAGCAGATTGATGTATGTATACTGGTTCCGGTAATTCACGCCGGTCTCCGGGAAATATGTCTGACCGGAAACATTAATGATCTCGGCCGGCATCGGGAGTTCAAACGGCAGCTGATCATCCTCTGCCAGGATAAACACCCGCGCCTCCGGGTTATGTTCCGCCAGCGACCGCATTGACGGCAGCGCCCATTTGTATACGTGATGCGTCATCGCATAAACGATATTCATCTCATCACCTCGCCGATCGCCGTCGCTGATTAGGATCCTGTTCTGATCAGCTTCAGCTCACCCAGCGCCGCGGCCAGCGGATCGTCGTCTGCCCGCGGTTTCTTTCCCAGCGCAGCCTCGTTGATCTTGTGAATTGCCTCCGGTGTCAGCCCCAGTGCTTTTTCCAGGGACGCAATCCGCTCGCTGGTGTTGTCGATCTCTTTCAGCAGCGGATGCTGTACGAAATATTCGCTGCCGCCTTTGTTGACCTGCGTCAGCAGAAACGGACATCCGGCGTCTTTCCATTCCTGCTCGACTCGCTCGGCCCGGACGTACAGTTTTGCCAGTCTGGAGATGGGTTCCTCAAATTCCGGCCGATAAGTCCCGACGCCGCTGCACGCCTCTCGGATTTTGATCCGGAACCCTTTCTCGGTCGTCGTTTTCATCGTTTTCCCCTCTTCTTCTTTTCGCGTCCCGTGTATATAAATGTCTCCCC